CACGACATCAGACCTCGAAGGAGAAGGTCGATCCGTCACCCGTGTACGCGGGCGACATGATGACCGAGGTCCCGGCATCGCACGCGGCGGTGCCAACGGTGAGGACCACCTTGAGGAATCGCTTCGTCCCGTTGAGGTTGACTCGACCCACATAGGTCGCGTCGTCGTTGGAGGCGGTCACCTGGGTGAAAGCAGCCCCCGACACGTCGGTGTAGCTGCCGCCGCTCGTGTCGCACTCCTGCACCTTCACGTCGACCGTGCCGCTGGAACCGACGGTCCCCGCGTTGAACACAATCATCGCTTGATGGTAACCAGCTGTATCGATAGCCGCGCTCGAGTCGGCACCGACGGACCAGTTGTCGGCCTTCTGGCCTTGGACGGCGTAGAACGCCGCAACATCTGAGAGACTCATGGATCTGTCCTCCTGGAATCAGTCGACGGAGTAGGCGAAGGACTCGGGGTGGCGCAGGGCCACGTCGACCCGCATCGTCGCGCGGACGTGGGTCTGGTCCTTGGAGAAGGCGTCGTCCGAGGTGTCGGACGCCAGGAGACGGAGACCACCCCAGCGGCAGATCATCACGTCGTCCCAGTTGCCGAAGAGGACGGACCGGGCGAAGTTCGACGCGGTCGGCGCGACCATCTGGGTCGAGGTCCGCATCGGGTAGCCGAACAGGGTGTCGGCGAAGCCCGTCGAGGTGTTGACCGCCGTGAGGGGCGTCGAGGTCCCCGCGTAGTCCACGGTCATCTGGCGGATCTCGCTCAGGGCGAGCGGGTGGAGGCAGAAGCCCAGCTTCCCGCGCAGCGCGTTCGCGTTGTCGAGGTCGCTCAGGAACTCCATCATGTTCGCCACGGTCGGCGGGGTGCCGATCTGCGCGGCGGTCGTGACGGTGCTCACGCCCGAGGTCTGCATGATGCCGACGGGCTCACCCGCGCCACCGCCGCTTGAGCCGTTGAGGACTCCAGCGTCCACGGCGAGACCCAGCTGGGAAGCCAGGTCCTGCTCGATGATCGAATCGGCCGTCGGGGTCGAGGTCTCGAGCAGGAGGTTCGACAGGATCACGCGACCAGCGACGGTCTTCGGGACCATGTTGATCTGCTCAAATCCCAGGTCGCTCGAGGTGATCGTGGAGTTCTCGGAGACCCAGTAGCCCGTCGCCGAGCTCGTGAGCTTCGGGATGGTGACGGGGACACCCGTCCCAGTCATGTCGCGGGCACCCAGGTCGTAGGCCACGACCTGAGCCTTGAGGCGCTCGATGACCTGGGTGATGGCCTCCTCGGGGACGATGTAGCCGCCCGCCGTGTCGGTGCCCTGGCTCATCGCCTTCTCCTTCATCGCCGTGAAGACTTCCTGCTCGTAGGGAGCATCGCGGAAGTCCTTACGGGCAAGGGCGCGGCACGCACGCGCCATCGAGAACCCGTCGCGCTCGCCGTCCTTGGCGATCTCGACACCAGGGAGGTGCCCACGACGCTCGTGGACGAGGGCCTCCTTGACGGAGCCGATCTCATCCTCGAGGCCCTTGATGGTCTGCTCGAGCTCCGAGCGGCGGGCGGACTCGGCGGTCCGCCACTCTTCGATGTGCTTCTCGACTTGATCGCCGAGATGCTGGAGACCTTTCTCCAGCGTCTTCTCCATGTCCATGGCTATCTCCTTAGATGCTCTGGATTCGTGAAAGGAAGTCCGACGTGAGACGCTCCACCTGGAACGCCTTCTCCTTCTGCTCGTCCTTCCCGTGAACATCGGAGAGGCCAGCATCGGAGGTCCGGATGGCCTCACTGGTCTTCTCGTTCATGGAGTGGATCTGCTTCGTGAGATCACTCATCAGGCTGATGAGTTGGGTGAGCGCCTTGGCCTGGTCCGTCTGCGCGGTGATGAGCCGCTCGAGCGCAGGGAGGCTACGACCGTAGGTCGAGGGCACGGGGTCTTCGTCCATCCCCATCTCCTCGTCCTCGTCGTCCATCATCGAGGTCATCTCGGCCTTGCCGAAGGTGATGATGTAGGTGTCCTCCGTCTCCTCGACGGAGTGGATGTGCTTCGGGATGCCGCCCTTCGGGAGGGACTTCTTGT